ACATAAGTATTAGCCGCTCCCGTTGGCATTTTAAATCCTGCACCCACATTTAGGCTTGGAACGTATGCCGTGTCTGCCGCATCAGTTATAATGTTTTGACCACCTAAAATTACTGAGCGATGGTGAGTAGATTGTATTGTGTTTGTAGAACCACCAATTATTACCGCTCCCGTTGCGCTTTCGATTATGTTTGTGTTGCCTCCAAGAACCGATGAATGAGCTGTTGCTGTTGATGATGTTCCCTGTCCTGATAATCCGACAACGCTGTTGATTGTTCCAACAGCACTCGTATATTTCGTGTTAAGAGTTGTGGCTGTTGAACCTAATCCTTCCGCTTCTTGACCTTTGACAATTTGACCGAAGCCTCCAATCGTAGAGCTATCGTTGCCAGAAACTACATTCTCACGCCCTCCATAACTTACCGAGCGATTGCCGCTTACTTGGTTTGCAACGCCTCCAATAGCGCAAGCTTGATTGCCAGAGGCGATATTGTCGTTGACTGGATTTGTTGGATGCAATGTTGCAATCCTGCCCGAACTTATGTCGTTGCGCGTGGTTGCTCCGTTTGTTGTGACTGAATCGAGAGTATTAGCTGTATTATCCCAGTTAGTAGCGCTGTTTGTTTGAACTACGCTTGATGTGTCATCCCACTCAGCGCTAGCAGCTTGTAAAGTAGTTACAGGGGCATCATCATAGATAGTATCTGTATCAATACCCCATGAAGCACTATTTACACCTACAGTTGTATATGTACTATTCCAATCACCTGAAGTAGACTGTAGCAATGAATCATCATAAGGATCTGTATGAGCATCCCATTGTGCGCTATTTGATTGTACAACACTTGACGTATCATCCCACTCAGCGCTAGCAGCTTGTAAAGTAGTTACAGGGGCATCATCATAAGGATCTGTATGAGCATCCCATGAAGCACTATTAGCATTTACTGTCGTGTAAGAACTATTCCAATTACCTGATGTAGACTGTAACAATGAATCATCATAGATAGTATCTATATCAACAGCCCATGAAGCACTATTTGATTGTACAACACTTGATGTATTGTCCCATGTAGCAGATGTAGACTGTAGCAATGAATCATCATAAACAGTATCAATACCCCAAGAGGCGCTATTGGTTTGTACAGATGTGTAAGTAGAGTCCCAATTTGGATCACTATTATCAATACTACTCAGCGCTATCTTATAGTTTTCTCCATCTTGTACAATAGGTACAATAGATGAGAGATTTACTGACTCTGTTGCTAGGCTTTCTAGTTGTGTAAATGTTATTTTTGCCATCGTTCTGTATTATTATTTATTCGAGTGAGAATTCGTTTTCAGGATTTAATTCAGAAACTAATATATCATTATTATTACCTTCAAGTCCAAACGTAAAGTCTAATACTCTATCTACGTAAAAGGCCTTACCGAAAAATGTTAAGCTAGCTTCATCTTCTACATCTGCAGTTACGTTAAGTTTATTATTAGTTGTATCAAAGAAGATGTTATTAACTAGCGGTGGAGTGGCAGGTACAGTATAAAGTTCTTGATTAGCTAAGATTTGTGTACCGCTTAGGGATAGTCTACCGTTGTGTGTTGATTGTGTATGGCTAGGCCCTGAACTTATAACTACAATAGTATAATCAACCCATACTAATGACGGGTTAATGCCTATATCAAATGTACTAATTATATTTTCACCAACTGCAGGAGTTTTAATCAGCTCACCTCTAAATATCTTTTCAAGTGTATAATCTTGTATCTCTGCGGCTTTTAGCTTTATACAATCAGCTACAACGCAGTCATTTACAATAAGCTCACCGTTTATTGTTCCACCGTTAGCGTAACTATCTGCCCACTGTGCGCTATTAGTTTGAACTACACTAGTTGAGTCGTTCCATGTTGCACTCGTAGCAACTACATCATTATATACACTATCCCAGTTAGCAGATGTTGCTTCAACTAAAGAACTATCGAATAGTTCAGACCACTGCGCGCTATTAGTTTGAACTACTGTTTCTGTATCTAACCAACCTGCGCTCTGTGTCTGTGTGGTGTTATATACACTATCCCAGTTAGCAGATGTTGCTTCAACTGTAGTATTAGTAGAACACCACTCATCACTATTTCCACAATCTGTATAAAAGGCATTACCAGCTGATATATTGTTTGCAGTAAGTGTGTCTACTATAGCAACATTACCTTCAACAACGACATCACCAGTAACATTAAAACCAGAAAGTTCAGAAATAATAATATCTTGATAGTGTGTGACAGATGATATACTATGAATTGCTGTAGCACATAGGGTATCAATACTAGTAATATTACCACCCTGCATATCAATATTACCATCAAATGTTAAGCTACCATCACAAGCACTAACCTGATTTAACAGAACGACTTCATCACAAAAGTCACCATCCCAGTTTGCACTGTTACTGTAGACTGTGTTATAAGTACTATCCCAATCACCGCTTGTAGCTAATACACTATTATATACACTACTCCAACTGCCACTTAAAGCTCCTGTACTATTGTAGCTACTATCCCAGCTAGCGCTCGTAGATAATACGCTGTTATAAACACTATCCCAATCACTGCTAGTAGCAACTACATCACTGTAAACGCTATTCCAATCACCACTCGTAGCAACTACATCGTTATAAACACTATTCCAGTTAGCACTTGTAGCAACTACATCGTTATAAACACTATTCCAATCACCACTTGTAGCTAGTACGCTATTATATGTACTATCCCAGTCAGCACTCGTAGATAATACGCTATTGTAAACACTATTCCAATCACCACTCGTAGCAACTACATCACTATAAACACTATCCCAGTTAGCACTCGTAGCAACTACATCGTTATATACGCTATTCCAATCACCACTTGTAGCTAGTACGCTATTATAGACGCTATCCCAGTTAGCACTCGTAGCAACTACATCACTATAAACGCTATCCCAGTTGCTACTTGCTGCATTGACAGTAGTATAAACGCTATCCCAAGTTGTATTATTTCCACCTGAAAGAGTAGTTATGTTCGCAACACTAACGTCACCAGTTACTTCTACATCACCAGTCACTTTAAACCCTGACAACTCTGAAACTTGTATGTCATGATACTGTGTAAAGGATGATATACTGTGTATAACACTTGCGCAGAGAGTATCAACGTTAGTAATGTTACCTGCAGACATATTAATGTTACCATCAATCGTCATGTTACCGTTACATGCACTTACTTGATTTAATAAAACAGTCTCATTACAAAAATCACCGTCCCAGAAAGCGCTGTTTGAGTAGACAGTACTATATGTACTATTCCAATTTCCACTTAAACTCTCAATATCTATAAGTCCAATAGCATGCCGGGCATGACGAGCATCCGGACTGATCATAAAGTTGTCTATGGTCTGCGATGTTAAAAAGTTTGGCATATACTATTATTTATTTAGGTAAGGTAAAGATAGCTTTTAATAAGGTGTTTTTTTATGTAATTTATATATAACCATTATTACGCATGCGGGTTTGTTCAGCGATCTCAGCGAGCTCTGCAGCATTATCCTTTACTACACTCAGTGAGTCAACCCGTGTATCCTTACTATAGTAATCCTCAATTGATGCGTCGGTTTTTTTATCTGTAGGTATATCTTCTTCTTTTATAGAGACTGGTGGTGGTGAGCTCTCGACAACTACTGTCTTTTCTATTATAACCGGCTCTGATACTGTTTCCCTGACATGTACTACCTCTTTTATGGGTTTACTTTTAACAAGCTTATAACGGGGTTTTGATTGTGTATGTTGTTTTGCTTTTTGGCGGAGTCTTTTATGATTCAGGTGTACAGCCATGGCATATGAAACAATTGGACCTGCTAGACTTATAACAGCAGCAAATAAACCTAATCCCCATAATACCGCGTTTCTCTGATGATCTTTATTAGTTATAAAATACCTAATAACAGGCATGTGACCTCGCATATCATTTTGTGTCTCAGCCAGTTCCACATTGGCTTCAGATAGTGTATTTGCAGTTTCTGCTTGAAAAGAGAGAAGTGCAGCTGTTGCTTCATTTTGTAGTTTTATTTTATATTCTCGTTTTTTCGATATATCTACAGAAATACTATCCATTGACGCCTGGAAAGCTCTAGCCTTCGGACCTACTGTACCATCACGATTAACCCCGTCATTAATTTGAAAGTCACGTGACTCTCTAGCCTTTTCATACTGAACAGTTAAATCAGTTATTTCCTGATCAACTAGTAACAATCTTTCTTTGTTAGAGTCTTTTAATATTTGTATACTTTCTTTATTTGTATCCTTTACGTTTATAACTGCTACTTCTGCTATCTTTTCTGTCTCAAGAGATTCAAAAGCACGTGCTGTCATATTTAAGAAGTTACCTGTTAAGGATATAGTAATACAAAACAGCCATATAATAGATGCTAAAATTGTAGTTTTCCAGGATTTTGTTACACCTATTAGCATACTGAGTGAGACGGAACCAACAGAGGGTAAAAAGCCAATAACTCCAGCTAGTACATCATCACCAAACGTGGGCTTCCATCCCATATAAGATAACACAACATCAAGCCCAGTCATTGAGAATATAAATATAAACGCAAGAATGCTTGATGCAGTTAAAAGTTTAGTTTCTTTCATATATTATTATTTATACCTTTAGACAAGTGAACCGAGGGGTCTTCGGCCCCCTCGGTTCGGATAATTTGTTCTGTGTATACTACTAGCTACTAAAAGTAGTTAGAAGCATTACCTGGTTTAAAGTCTACACCTAGATCCTTACAAAGGATGACGTGATAGTAGAGGTTAGCACCGAAGATGTTGTCAACAACACCATAACGAGTAAGCAATCCTACGCGAGGAGCAAAGTCGTTCGGTCCAATAGTTCTCTGTACCATGACAGGAATGTAAGGACAGTAAATGATACCTGTATCGTAGAATTCAGGACCCTTGTAACCAAGGAGCGCGTATTCAATACTGGTGTCCTTTTTAACGCCGCCGGTAGTATAAGTACTATCCTTGTAGACGTTAGTGTTCTGAACTTCAGTACGGGTATCACGGTAAACGTTAAATCTTCCACCAAGCGAACCAACTTTAGCAATACCAACAGGCTGTGTGCTTACGTCGCCCTGTACAGGTACCCACTGGAATTCAGGGAGCATCTCAAGGATGGCGCAAACTTTAGGCGTTGCAACAATAAAGTTAGCAGCGCCACGTCTGTTACGTACGGCAATACGGTTAGCTTCGATGATAAGACGTTGGTAAAAATCCCTGTTGCGTTCAACCAACCAGCGACCGTCTGCAGAAGCAGGCGACCATACTGAATAACCGGCACCGTTGCCAGCATTCAAAGCGGATTGAATCATTCTCATGAGCATTTCACGGTCAATTTCAGCTTGGATCTCGTATGACATAGCATTCGTGATCTCAGCATCGACATCGATACCGTTCATGTTCTTGAGGTCTTGCTCGAGTTCAACAGACCAACGAGCACCCAAACGACGGGTACCAGCTTCAACGGCTGTCTTCTCAAACTTTACTTCAACTTGTGGGATGTTACCAGTGATCTCGAAGTTTTCGAGAATCTGTGCAACACCAGCATCTTGATCAGCAAATGCAAACTCATCAACTCCACCAGAAAGTGCAGCAGAAGATGCACCAGTGAAGCGAGTGTCAAGCATTTGATAGCCAAGTTCGTTAGTAGTGTCACCCTGTGTAAGGGTACCATCATAACCTGCATCCTTAGCACCACCAACATCGTTTTGAGTTGCTAGGGGCGTAGTTTTGCCATCGATACCAGTACCGAGTGCGTCGGTATTGTATGCGTAACGAAGTGCAAATGCAAGTCCAACAGGACCAGACATAGGCTGAACACCAACGATTTCGTTGGAAATGAGCTCAGGGAAAGTACGACGAATCATCGGGATAAGAACTTTAGGTAGACGTTGGTCACCAGTAGCATAGCTATCTGAGTTTCCAACCTGACCACCAAGACTTGGAGCTGAGTTGGGGCCAAA